AACAACTAACTGTTTAAACATACCAATATCACCAGTTGGATCTAATTGTTTAGAAATTGCACCAACTTGTGCTAACTGTTCGTTTGCAGATTTACCAGATTGCATTGCTAACAGTGAAAAGTTTGCTGCTTGTTCCGATGTTAATCCTAAATTGGTAGTTAATACTTGCTGTATTCTGCTTAATGATTTATAATATGGATTATTAGATTTTGTTACTTGGTTTACTAATGGTATTATACTACGCATATTGATAGCATACTGCTGCATTTGCATACCAGTACTACCAATACTTTCAGCTAACACCTGGAATCTACTACTTAATCTCGCAGCAGACACCGATGTTACACCAAACTGTTTATTTATTTCCTTATTACGTAATTCTAAATATAAAGATTTATCAGCTATATCTTTAAATTGATCAGCTAAAGCTTCATTAATACCAACAGCTTTTCCGATACCTCGATTTAAATTTAAGATACTGTTATCTAGTTCTGTAACTCTAGCAATCGTTTCTAGAATTGCTTTTCCAGTCTCGCCAGCAGCAGATCCTAAATCGCCTAAACTCATACCGTGTCGCGGATATTGTTTTAATCGTTGTAGTATTAAATATTCTGGATTCATATATTCATTTCAATTTATAATAAATATTATCTAGAATTTTTTCGAGCCGATTTCTTAGCATTAGCTTTAGCTAACATTTCTTCAGCTTTTGCCTCAGCATCAGAATCCATTTTATTTATTTTTTTAATCCAAAATCGACGTAGCATGATAGGCATATGATACACAGTATCCCAGTCCCATCTACCTTCACCTCGCCATACTAAATTAAATAAATTTTCATGTAGCGTGATTCGGTCATTAGGTTTAAAACCAAAAAAGGTCTGCGCTAATTGGAAACCCGGCAATGAAGGTGCTCCCATCTTCACCTTCAAATTCACAGTTCATATCTAATCCTGGCATATTGTCTTTAACATATTTTCTAAATTTTCTAGAATCCATTGCTAAAAATTCATAACGAATAAAATCTGAAATATCTGTTTTATTACGATTACCATTAACTTCGGTAATTGTTTGTTCTAAAAAATCTACAATTGAACCATCTCCATCTTGTATTTGATATGTGAATTTAAGTTGAGTAGTATCACTAACAGTATAACTAAATTCTCCGCGGTCGTCATTAGTTAAATTAAATGTTTTAGGTTTTAAATTGCTTAATTTAAATGTAGTATCTAATTGTTTACCTGTTTTAGGATCTGGTACCGATACAGCATAATCATCGCCATATGCTAATATTCTAGCATTAATAATCAATGCATCTTTGTCCGATGAAATTATTTCAGCAACATTAACCGGAGATGTTATAATCGATTCTAATAATTTATCGAATACAACTCCATTTTTAATATAAGATATATTAGTTAGTATATCCTCATCATATGCAGTTAAATATCGCATTTCTATTTGACCTGAACTCAATATTGAATCCGATGGATATACTTTACCTTGGCTCGGTAAATCGGCAATAATTGTTGGCAATTTACTTTTTTTAACTTGTTCAAATTGCTGTTTTGCTAATTCTATAATTTTTTGATTTTGTACACGATCTGTCATCTGTGTCATAATAACTCCTTTTTTAAATAACCTTTATTATAAATATACAAGCCACAAAAAATGGGAGATAGTTAGTCTCCCATTCTAGAATCTAGTATTTTAATATTAGAAGCTTAATTGTGCCCAATCATATCTAAGTGATAATTCAATTGTAACAACATCTTCTGTTCCCCAATCTAATGAGCCCCAATTTGAATCTGTTATAAATGCCCCGTAAAGTTTCCATTCTTCGATAATTTCACCTAATGGTGATAATTGTTGCAATGTTAATGTTTTTTTATAATATGTAGAATATCCATCTCTACCAGTATGAGATTCGTGATGTTGTAATACCCAATCCATTACTGCTTGTGCTCCAGACGGTACAATTGCATCATATAATGTTATTGATAAAGCATTCCAAGTAGATTTACCTTTCACATAACGTTGTACGTTTATATGATCTAAAGTAACCTCACCTTGAGTTAATTGTGGTTTACCTGATGCTTTAATTAAATATGATGGTATAGCTACACCTGGTCCATCGATTGATAATATAAATTGATGTTGTTTTTTCGGTTCCCAACTATATGCATTTGAAAACATTCCAATTTCATCAACATATGTTAAATTTGGGTTTAATTCACCTTGCAATCCTGCCATTTCATTATCCTATTTTATAAATAAATATTAGCAAAGTAAAAAAGGTGAGAACTAAATCTCACCTTTATTTTACCATTTAAATTATTTATTAATTCGGGAATTGTGCACCAGTTGGTTGAATATTGAAATCTAATACAATAAACTCAGCTGTTCTTGTTGGTTGCAAGAAAATCTGACCGTATAAAATATTTCTATCAATAACATCTGGTGTGTTATTCGACGCATCCATTACTACTCTAAACGCATATAAACCTTGTTTCGCTCTAACTTGTTCCATGTATGGATTAACAATTGATAAGAAACGATTTCTAGTTTGATCTGTGTTTTGTTCGAATACCAAATAACGAGTTGATGATGCAATGAATTTTTTAAGTTCTAGCAATAAACGGCGCACTGATACTCGGTCTAATGCACTTGGTCTAGCTTGTAATGTCTTTTGACCCCAAACCACTACTCCTTCATTAGGGAAGTTCGCAATAGGATTAATACGAGCTTCATACAGTGTATCACGCATTGCTTGTGATAAGTTAACATATGTATCAGATACCGTAGTTAAACCACCACGAGTTAAACCTGCAGGGGCATACCATGGAGCTCCAATTTTATCATTGAATGCTAATACACCTGGTAATACAACACTTGGTGGTACCCAAACAGGAACGTTTTTAGAAGGATTAACAACTCTAACCCATGGCCAATATGTTGCTGTATAACTGCTGTCTAATGTAGTAGTATCGGAAACAACTGTTGTGATTGAATCTTCTAACGCATTTGAGTCCATTACATAAAATGTATCTTGACGTGTTTCTGCTAAATTGATTGCTAATGATGTTACAGCACTATGTTTTGTATTTAATATACCTGGTGTAACAATCATATTCATATCATAGTAATCAGTGTTACTCAATAATGTGAATGCTTTATTATACGCTTTAGTACCAGTTGATGTACTATTTGCACAATCAAATCCAAATACATTTCCAGATGCAATCCATTTACCTGAATATTTTGGTAAGTTAGGACGTGTTCCATCAAAACCACCTTGAAATGGTACAATAAATTTACGAGTATATGATGAAATATTATCTGTAAATGTACCACCTGTTAATGCAGATTCAACTGACCCAGAATATGGAGCAGCTGCTGTCGGGAATCCTGCTGCAGCATCTTGATTAACATCACCTAAATAGAAATCTACATTGCTACCAGCTGTCGAGCCTGACGATGGAGTTGGTGCTAAATAATTTAAGTTTGTTACATTAGTAAAATCAAATCCAAAATAGTTTTTAACGCTATATGTTGTTTGAACTTGTGTTGTTACATATGTAGCAGCAGTTAAGTTAGCAGAACTTGCATTTGGTATCGGAGATGTTAATGCTCTAAATCCAAATGGAATTAAAGATTTTTCATTTGTACCATATTTCACAGCATCTGTTACTTCAACGCGAATAAATTTAGATTTATTTGGATAATCACCATTTACTACTAAATCATTAGCATCTGTTACTGTTTGATAACGATCACCAATTACATTTACAATATATTGTGGAGATGTTGGATCTAAATTTACATTTTGAAATATCTCAACTGTATCTGGTGTTTTATCTGTATCTTGAGATGAATATGGAGAATTAACAATGTTTGATGTATTAACTCTACGTACTTCTACACTAAATGCACCATAACCATTTGGATCTGTTACTTCATCAGCCGATCTAACATTAAAAATACCAACTTTAACTTCATGATTTACAGATGTACCATGTGATAATGTATGGAATCTAAATAAATCTTTAGTAACACTTCCAATTTTTTGCGATGTTATATATGGAGTTGTTGCGGTATTATAATCTTGTAAAAATTCATAATTAGAATATTTAACTAATGATAATGTAACATCGCTTAAATTAGCAAATGCAGATGATGCAGTTTTATCTTCATATTGTACATATACTGGATAATCAACAGATTTAGGAGATGCCCCGAATACTTTGTTAACATACTTATTGCTAGATGCTACGATTGATCCTGAAATTGCAACACCTTCTGCAATTAAGAATGACCCATCAAAACCAATTGCATCATTTGATGCTGCAGCATATGAACCAGAAATTTTAATTGCAAATGAACCTGAACCTGCATCTAAAAGAACTGAGTCTTCAAATACAGCAGATGCACCTGTTGTTGTAATTGGTTGAGTTGGGTGTAATACGTGAGTTACACGGCTAACTGATCCAGACGTTGCAACAATTGCCATTGCCCCATTTGTTAATTTATAACCATCTTCGTATAAAAGACGAGTTACCGTGATTACATTTCCATTTCTTAAATAGTCTTGAACTACATATGGAACATATGAATCATCTGTATATGAACCGAATATTTGTTGATATTCACCCCATGATGTTATTTTAGTTGGAACTAGTGCTGGACCTTTTACTGTTGGCCCGACAACTGCAGCTCCGATTGTTGCCACACCGCCGGCTAAAAACGATTGATCTACTTCATTCGTAAATACACCTGGCGATATTATTCTTTCTGCCATTAAATTACTCCTTTAATTTTAATATAAATATAGATTGTAAACCCCAAACCTATACAGCAGGA